TCTGATTCTTTACTATTGATTTGCTCAACTGACAAGGCCTCCACTTCTTTGATATATTTATTCTGAAGATCGATCTTTTCTTTATTTAGCTCCGCATCATAATCAACACTCTTAAGATCATCCTTAAGAATACTATTTTTTTCTTTAAGTATCTGATTCATTTTTGAAAAGACATTAATGTCCAGAAGATCCTCGATAACATCACGCCTATGTTGTGCAGGGAGCTGCATGAAAGGAATGAAGGAGGAAGATCCGAGCACAACAATTTGGTGGAACGATTTGTGGTTCAACTTAATAATGTTTTGTTCGAGGATCTTCTGGTACTCTTTGGCGTGTGACGATTGGTTAATCATCGTGCCATCTTTCCAGATCTCAAAGATATTTGGTTTGATACCACGTACAACTTTAAGATCTGATCCGGATACAGTAAACTCTATTTCGACAACGCAATCTTTATTATTAATTGTATTAACGAGTTGTGGTTTACTAATATTTCTGTGTGCTTTGCCAAATAAGGCAAATGCCAATGCATCGAGCATTGTTGACTTTCCAGCGCCATTATGCCCCACTACAAGTGTAGTCTTAGTAGACAATAGATCAATGGTAGTCCAAGAATTACCGGTTGAAAGGAAATTCTTATAACGAATAGTTTTAAATATAATCATGCAATTTCTAGCGACTGTGCCTCAATCATCAACTCATGCATTTTGTTTTTAATAAGATCTTTATCAAGATCTGTGTCAACATTATCAACATAAGTATTTAGTAGCGTAGTCGTATCCTCCAAAGATATGCCTTCGTCTTCTACACTTGAACCAATAAACTCGCTAAAGTTCTCGGCTATTTTCAATTCATGTATTTTCTTATTCTGTATTCTATCAACAAATCGGTCAAATGTAAACTGGTTAGTTTTATTAATTACATTTATTTTTATAAATTTGTAATCTAAACCAGATACGTCATAATCCATATAATCTCTATTAGTGTCATCGTAATGTATACGATGGAAAAGAGTATGAGGGTTATTGATAGGTGTAAGCTCTCGAGTATCGGTATCTAAAATATGAAAGTATTTCTTATCGTGAGCATCATTCCAAAAGAATTCCATTTGTGAGCCAAGATAGTCAATATTATCTTGGTTAGATTTGGTATGAAAATGGCCTGACAATACTCGTTCAAACCGTTTGAAAATAGATCTATCTAGCCCATGCTCACACTTACGGCCTTTCATCATTTCATATCCTTCGATATCAAAATGACCTCCTAACCAATCACACTTAGCATTAGAAATAAATTTAAGACAATCTTTTTCGTTTTGGTTATCTATCCATGGAACAAGACCAAACTTAAATCCATCAAAATCTAATACAGTAGGATCATTAATGATATTAACTTCATTCATATAATGACCAAGTAATTCTTTTAGACTATTCAATTCTCCGGTGTTTTTATAATAAGTATCATGGTTACCACGAATGATATCCATAGTTATCCCGTGTTGTCGTAACGGTTTAAGAAAGTGATTACGGTTACGGTTAAGAGCACGGAAGTTGATAAACTTCCGGTTATCGTAGTAATCACCAAGATGCACAATATGCTTAATATTATGTTCCAAAAGATAAGGAAACAATACATTAGAATAAAATTTCTCTGCATTATCGAGAAATACGTCAGAGCTATTGCGAATACCACAGTGAGTGTCATTTAAAATACATATTTTCATATTACATTAAGTTCAATATTACAGTTCTACGAGGTTCAGTTGCGCCATGTGTGTCGAAAGAATGCCACGAATAATCAGTACGAATAAACCCTCCGCCGCCATTTACAATCCATGGCATAGTTTTTACGATAGGTCCATCTTCACTTTTATGCAATCGCGTGCCATTACCAGTATCAGACAAATCTAATACAAATACAATATATTTTCCTTTAATATCTTGATGAATAGAAAAAGCCCATTCGGGTTGAATCGTATCCATTTCAATATTTAAACGACGGTTTGTATTATCTTCTTTTGGTTTAATAAGCTTTGCGAGTTCATGCATTCGTGGTGTTATTATACCACGCATTTCTTCAGAAATAAACTGATTTCTTAAATTATTTCTACCTTTTTCAAGAGGTGGTACATTTTCTATATGATATGCTTTTACGGCATCGAATTCATCTTGGGTTAAAAACTCTGATACTTCGTAATGGTACCACGGGTCATCATGAAATTTAATCTTCATCTAAAAAATCCTGTAAATCTGAATCTACTTTATAAGTTCTTTTGCGCCGAGATTTGTCTTCTTTCATATAAACAGTAAATTCGTTATCTTTTTCTTTTACTTTATCAATTCTATCTTTTAATTGGTCAATAAAAGAATTAAGAACAGAAGCTGCAGCTGGATCATCGGTACCTACCATAGCCACAGTCTCAACACCTGACTGAGAAAGGTATTTAAGCTTAATATCTTGCTGTTTCTTTTCTTTTGCGATACGTCGAAGAAATGCATACCAACTAATCTGTGTAAAATATGCAAACGCGTTAGGATTGCCGGTACGTGTAGCAGCTTCGATATTATAGTTCTCGATAGCTTTCAGGCAGTTCTCGACAGCGTCCATGACCATTTCTTCACGATATGTATAACGAATAAAGTTGGATTTATGTGATAAGCCTTCAGCAATTTTAAGAAAACAAGAGGCTATATAGTCGGTAACCTTTGGCAAAGGATCATCAGTCTCTTTGCACTCTTTAACAGTTTTACAATATTCCACTACTGCTAGTGAAAATTCTTTATTGTTAACATAATGAATATTTGCGCGTTTAGTTCTTGCCATAATATAATTCTTCCTTCAATAATAATATTCTAACATGTTGTGTAGGTATTGTACACTGTAAAAAATATTTTTTTTATGCGTTTTAGGGGTTTACAAACCTGCAAAACAGTGTATAATAAAAGAGTAAGCTTTTTGGAGTGGATGGTATACTAGTGAAATTTATCTTTATTAGGAAAAGAAAGAATGTTATTAAATTCGTCAGAATCTCCGTTTGATAGAGTATCTTCTACCAAAGCTTTTAAAGCTTCTACTCTATCATCCATTCTTTTTTTAGTCATATCATCGCGTGTTATTGACGGTAATTGCTCAGCGTCTTCTTCTGATTCTCTCATTGAGACATAATGCTCTATCATAGTTTGGGTAGGCAATGCGCTTACTGTAATATGATATGTATTAATTGTTTGAAATAAACCTTCTTCGCCTTGAAATGACATGTAAGGTTTTAAAGAATAATAACGGATTTTGCTTGGTACATTTTCCCAAGATTCTACTTCATAGATATTTCTTACTACAATATCTGAACATTCATCATCGTCCCATTCAACGACTTCCGTTAGAATCTCATCGCCAGTTGTAAGCTTAAATTGTCTAATTCTTTTTTCATTCATTATATATCTACCTTCACAATCTTAAATTTGAATTGTTCTTTTTCATATATCTTAACTCTTTCTGCAGAATGCATTAAAGTAAAATTATTTCTTTTACCCCAATGAAGATCATCGGCTACGTCATAGAGCGTAGTAACTTGTCCATTATCCGATTTCCGTAATCCCCGTCCGATCGACTGAAGAACTTTGATTTGGGATTTTGAAGGTGAAGCAAATATAATATTATGCAAGTTCCGTATGTTAATACCAGTGCTAAAAGTACCAAGACTAGCGACGATGATAGCATTACTTTGCCCTTCTACAATTTTACGAATAGCCTCTCTATCAGATGTTGCAACTTCTCCACTAACATAAAAAGCTTTACGGTCTTCTTCCTTATGAGTATTTATATCGTTAAATAGAGGCTTGCCGTGCTTCTCCACAAGATTGAATAAGACCAAAGAATTTCCAGTAGCATCCAAAGCCAAATTGCGAATGAGCCTATTACGAGCGGGATTTCCAACGATGAAATCAATTTCTTCCTGATACGTTTGTTTTCCAAAATTCTTTCTTACCTCCTCCGAGTAATTAAGTAAAAGGACTTTAATATCTAACGGAGCTAATGTATCATTGTCTTGTAGTTTTTTAGTAGTAGTAACTCTATATACTGGACCAAACAAACCTTCTAATACCAGTTTATGAGTTTGAGTTCCATCTAAAGTACCAGTAGTTCCGAATCTATATTTAGCTTCTGTAGCCTTGTTCATTATAGAAGAAAGTGATTTTGCCTTAAAGTTGTGGCACTCATCGCCCACTACCATTCCAAATTGTTCAAACCATTTTTTCGGTAGTTTGTATATACTCTGCCATGTACTAATTACTATTGCTGCTTCTATATTATTTTTATCTTTACCTGAATATATCTTATGTATACCCTTTGGATTTTGACCATATTCTTTAAAATCATTAGACATTTGTTCAACTAAGGATGTAGTAGGAACTACGATTAAAACTTTACCAGCTTTAGGATACTTCCAGCCAGTTGATAAATAGTACAACCAATATTTCAATATCAAATAAATGATGAATGATTTGCCTGATCCTGTAGGAGATAATAATATTGCTCGAGTTTTTGTTAGGGCTGTTTCAATCGCATCGCATTGATAATCTCGAGGTTGAAATGGAAGTGCTTCGTCAGCTAGTAAATCAGGCATATCAGGAAGAGGTTGTGGATCCGGAATTGGAAGACCATAGGAAGAAGGAACAGTGTCAATTGTATATGACCGATCAGCTGCAAACTTTGTTAAATAGCCATATAGCCCAGCAGAAAGCTCACCAGTTATGCTATTAAATAGCCGAATTTTACCGTCCCACATTTTATTTTTATAGGCCGGCATAAACTTATAACCTGGCACATAGAACGAAAAGTATTCAGAAAGTTCTTGGGCAACTCCCCGACTACAATCAATATTCATCATGCTATAATTCGTTAGTTTAACCGATAACTCTTCCATTAACCACCTGCTTCAAACTGTTTCCATCTTATAATATTACCAATAGTCTGATGTCTCCATTTTAATGAGTCAACAATCTCTGTAAGAGTTTCAAGTATTGTTTTGTAATATTGTATTTTTTCTTCTGACTTCTGAATCTCAGGATCCGAGTCGTAATAATAATCCATTTCGCCCTTTAAAACTTTTAATCCATCAAATGGATCTGGTTCCCATCCTCGTTTTAATATAGCTTCTTGATCCATCTTACCATTATAATAAAGCCATTTTTCTTTTAATAATATTTTCTGATTAGCTTCAGCTCGTTTAAGCATAAGCTTTGCAGTACCTAACTTCTGTAGGTATTTAGCATGTAATTTCGGAGTGTCACGTGAGGTTGTGTCTAAACTACTATTGTCAATAACACAATCCTCTTCCCATTGGGAAAGAATAGATTGCAAGTCCATAATAAAATCCTAGTTTATTTAAATTCAAAATACGAATAACGAAAGGTGGCTGGATATACTATATATTGATCCGCCCCGGATGTAGCTTCAAACTGAACAAGACCAAGACCGGTTGGAATACAGTCATGATATACAACTTGTCTTGTCACATTATTATGACTAGATAATATTGATAAAGTAATATCAGCTTCACTTGGCGGAATAGCATTAGTTCCCATTGTAGGTGTAACGTTAGATTGCTGAGTAATTCTATTTACCCAATTGTACATTTCAGTGTATGAATTTAAATTTTCATCTAATATAATCATACATGTTAATTCACCAAAATTAAGTTTATCTGCGGCAAACGGTATATTTGCTACTCTTTTAAATGGAAGTTCTGCAGGAGTAGCTGAGACTTCTGGGTGTAGCACTGATTGACAAAAGAACTCAAGATTAGGGAAATGCTTGCGACTAATACTCAGCTTAAATGCATTAGGCTGAAGTATACTAATATTAGTTAAATTACTCTCATTGGTAGTAGGACTAACATTAACAGTAACGTTTGGTCTAAGCTCGGGCATTTATCACTCCAAATCTTTATTCTATTTATATAACTTATAAGCATAAAAAAAGGGGCGCCGAAGCGCCCCAATATTCGATCGGTTAACCCGATTCTTATTGCATGATGTTGTCTACACGGAAGATTCTGTAGTACTGGTTAGAACGAGCAGTACCCAAACCATTGTTCGAAATCGCACCAGGTACGAATGGGTTTGCAGCCATACCGTAACGAGTTTTGAAGCCGATTTTTGGCTGGAAGTCATTCTCACCAACTGCACGTACCATAGTTAGCGGTACGTATGGGCAATAGAATACACCGGCGTCATATGGGTTAGTACCCTTATAACCAACAGTTACATAATCGCCAGTTGCATATGGGTCAATGTATACTCTCATACGACCATTCAATACACCTGCGAATGTGTTTCCTGTGTCATCTACATTCAAGTTAGTTGACAATGCTGGAGCATAATCCAAAGCACCTGCAGCAGCCAAAGCTGAAGCAACGTCTGATGAACAGATGATGAAGTTACCTTTACCGCGACGTGTTTCTTTCGCGATTACGTTAGCTTCACGATCCAACTGTACGTGCAGACCTTTGAATTTTTCTACTGACCAGCGGCCATCAGCGTCTGTTGACAAGTCAAAGATACCGTTGATTGCTGTTGAAGCTTGAGAAGCACCAGTTTTAGCTTGTGAGTTAATCGTGCGGATTACTTCACGGTTGATTTCAGCCAAGATCTCTGTTGACAGAATGTTTGACAATTCTGTTTCAGCGTCCAAACCGTGGATCGCTTTAAGGTCTTGTGCCAGCTCCAAGCTGTACTCAGCTTTCAGCGCGCGTGTTTTTGCAGTCACTGTTTGCTTTTCAATGGTGAAGCCCATGTTGCGGAATGCGCCTGACAATTCGCCATTTTCAGTTGACATACCATCACCGAAAGTGATTGGTGTTTTACCACGGTCGTTGTCGATTGAAGAATCTGAGTTAGAATCTGTCAAACCTGACAAGCCTGATGGATCTGCGCTTTGTGTATCAGCTGAGTCACCTGCATATGTGGTGTCTGCTTCGTTAAACAATGCTTCAGTTGCACCAGTTGTACCTGTACCGTAACGAGCTTTCATCGCGAAGATGAGGCCTGTCGGGCCAGCCATTGGCTGAACACCACACACATCGTATGCCATCATGTTAGGCATTGCACGACGTACGAGTGAGATAAGTACTGGATCCCAGTTAGCAGCAGATGAGTTACCTACTGAAGTAGCAGGTGCTTCAGACAAGAAGTTTGCTTGTGAGCGCTCTTCGCGCAAAGCTTTTTCAGTATTCTCTAGAATAACTGCTGTTACTGAACGACGGTGTGCGTCGCTAATGTTTCCGGCTGACTCTTCGTTCAATACCGGAGACCATTTCTCTACGAGACGATCATAAGTTTCCATAATTGGATCTCCTAATTAATGTTTTGCTTTACGGATTGCTGCAAGATATGATTCCATTACGCCGGAAACTTCTACAGCGGATCCTTCCTCATCAGTTGATTCTTCTGAAATAACTGACTCGGCGGTTTGTTTTTTGAAATATGATTCTTTGATGGTTGATACTTTTGAAGCAAAAACATCTACATCTTCGAAATCAATACTTTCAACTAATGACTTAAGCTTTTCAACTTGAGTTTCAGCTAGATCTTTTGCCGCTTCACGGATAACCGCTTCGCGCTGATAACCTTCTAGCTCTTCTTGAAGCTCAATTGATTTTGCAACTGCTTTATTGAAGTCTTCTTCAAGCTCTTCGTTTGCAGTAGAAAGCTCGTCAACGAGGTCTACTTTAGATTCTGGAACTTCCACATAAGATTCAGTGAATACGTCTTTCAACTTACTCATGAAACCTTCTGCGATTTCGGTACGAAGACCGGATTGAATCGCAAGTTTGTTTTCTTCCATCCAATTCTCAACTACATAGTTGAGGTAGCTATCAACTTTCTCTACAAGGTCGCCCTTGATTGAAGCAACTTCTTCGTCTAGCTGAGTAGCATACTCAGATTCTAGGCGATCGATTTCTTCAGAAAGTTTTGATTTTACTGCAGCTTCAAAAATTACAGCTGTTTTGGCTTTAAACTCTTCTGAAAGAGTAGCCTCAGATTCCACTAGAGCATTCAAGTCTTCACTGAAGTCCCCATTAAAATCGATAGACTCTGCTTGTGGAGCAGCTGCTTTTGTTGCGGCAGGAATAGGTGCTTTATCGCCGGCATCCTTGTCACCCTTACGCTTTTTAGCTTTAGGGCCTTTATCTTCGGCGGCATCAACAGAGGCAATAGATTGTGCTTCTGCGTTTGCTGGATCGTGAGCTTCTTCGATTTCCTCGTCGAGCTCTACATCCTGGTCGATTTGATCAGTCATGTTGATCTCCTATTATAATTTTTGTTTCATTAACGAGAGGAAATTCTTGAATTCACGAGTCTGAGTCTCATAGAGATCAGCGCGTGGAGCTTTCTTAATTTCAGTCTCCATTTGTTCAATTACTTGAGCTTCTATAACACCATTGTTCCAAACCCACTCTACACCTTCCATGATTCCATTAACAAAAGCTGTCGGAGCAGATGGATCTTGTACGATATCAACCGTATTAAGAACGAAGTCGTCTTTGACGTACATAGTATTATTTCTTTGCTCAAGGCTACCCATACCACGAGTTGAGACACCAAGTTGAACACCGCCATCTAGTAAACCTTTTACTATATTACCCATAGGTGTATCCAAAATTTGTGCCTTACCCACAACATCATTTCCCTTCCAATTAAGTTCCGTGATCTTGTGAGATACTTTATCCAAGTTAACAGTAGGTCCTTCAGGGTGATTTAATTCACCAACCGCTCTGTTCTTGGAAACCTGTTCAGTAACGTATTTATCAACCGCTTTTTCCATGATAGGTCTGGGATAAATGCGTCCGTTTCTATTCTTTGCTTCTGACTGCATAAAAATGCCTTCGATGAAATGATTCTTACCGCCATCTTTTCTGGCCTCAGTAATCACTTCGATATTTTGATCGTTATATTCTGCAATCAGTTTCATTTGTTATCCTTTATACTGGTTTATAAACTCTTTTCCCATTTTCTCAGCTTCTTTCTGAGTCTTATAGGTATCTAGTTTTTCACCGTCTATATAAGCAGTAAACATATTTTTTTCTTTATGAATCATTAATTCAACTTTGCCAAATTTTTTATCATAGACATGTTCACCAGGAGGCATGCCTTTCTTCATTTTTTCTCTTAGCTGTTTAAATGTATTCATTGTTTTATTTATACTTATTACCGTTTTAAGAAATTTTATTACTCTTCAGACTCTTCATCTGACATATTTTCTACAGCTTCTTCATCAGCTTCGAATTCAGCCATTTCTTCATCGCTTAATTCAATTTCAATATCCTCTTCAGCAGATGTATCTATTGTATCAGTTACTTCATCGGCAGCATCTTCGCCATTAAACATTGCATCGGCCATACTAATTTTTTCAGCTTCTAACGCATCATTCATTCTTGAACCTATTAGTTCATTAAAAATTCCATTAGCTGCATTATAATCTTTTTCGTATGCAGCATCAATCATTGCTTGTAAATCACCCATTGTCATTTCCTTGTTCTGGATTTATGTGGTCGTCATCAGCGCTAACTTCACCACTTTTCATTTCATCATCAATTTGATCTTTCATTTGGCTTATGTCATCATCGTCAAATTGTAATACGTTTTTCATTACCCATTCTTTAGAATAGAATTCTCCTACATATTGCTGCATAATATCAAGAGTTTGTAATCTTTCTCTTAAAAGCTCTGCATCTTTAAGTTCAGTAAAATGATTATCTCTTACATAGTTAATTTTAATATCATTGGCCCATTGATTCCAATCTTCTTCAGTGATAACCCCTTTTAGCAGCAACTGCTTTTTAAGAATATTTAAAAAGAAATAATTGAATCTTGAACGTAGTCTATCTATAAACTTCTGAAACTTTAGTTCATCTCTGTTGATTTCAGTAGATCTTCCAAGAGAAAACTGAGACTCTTGCTCAAGCCTATTAACAGGAACGTTTAATGCTCTATATAATCTTTTTTGAAAATAGACGATGTCGTCGATTTGTCCAAGATTTTCACCGCCTGGAAGTGTAGTAATTTCTGTTCCACGCCCACCTTCGCGGCGAGGGAGCCAAAAATCTTCAAGCATCGACATATGTTTGCGATCATCTTTTATGTTTCCTGTAGAAGCGTCATATACTAGTTTATTGCGGTACTTAGCCATAATCTGTTTCATATATTCTTCGGACTTACCTTTTGGTAAGTTGCCAACATCAATATAAAAGATTCTACGCTCTGGAGCTCTAGCTAGTCTATAGATCACTAGCGAGTCTTCCATCATACGTAATTGGTTGATAGGCTTTAAGCATTTGTGCAAATGCGAAATAACTTTCTTTCTGCGCTCATCTAGTAATCCAGATGTTACATAAGAAATAGAATCAAGAGTTAGTTTAACACCTTGCTGTACTGCTCCTGGTTTATCCTGATAAATGTAAAACTCATCAACCTTTTTAATAAGTTGAACACCAGTTACAGGATCTTTATCCTTTTTAACTTGTTTTACTTTGCGGATTTTAGAAGCGTCGATAGGTCTTACTTCTTGAATACCCATCTTCGGATTTTTTTCATCAATAACTAGATGATGATACATTCTTCCATCTACGTACCATCTTTTAAACATATCATGTCCGTGCTCACCGAACTGAACCATTCTATAAATATTATCAAATTCTTCTACAATAGATTTCTTAATAGTATCTGGAGCTTCTACCTTATCTAAAATAAGAGAAATAGATTGTTCATCTTCAGATGAAGTAATAGATTCGTTAATAATATCTTCAACAGCAGCATCAACTTCAGGATGTGTTGCTACAGCTCTGTACTGCATAATCTGCTGTTGTTCGTCTTTTGTTTTATTATCTCCGTCGATATCGACGTATGTGCCATAGTGTGCACCAGCAGCCGTAACGTAGCCAGCTCCATCTTCATCCAAAGGTGGAACAATAGAAGGTAGCATTTCTTTTTCTACCTTGCGGGCTCTTTTAATTTCAAAACCAAATAATCTTAAACTGTTATCGTCTGCCATAGTAAATTCCTAAAATATATTTAAGAGGGACTAAAAAGCCCCTCTTTAACTTATATTTATACTACCTTATGTAGTAGTGTCTGATTCCCAGTATTGGAAGTTAAACTCTACTTGGTATCTTTCGATTTCATTTTCTGCAGCATAGCTGAGATCAATCGGTGATAATGCTGTTGGAAATGCTCCACGTAAGTTATACGTTTTGATTACTTCACTTGCTTTATCTAATTGTTCAACTTTTAAATCTGATTCATATGAAAGCGGATTTGCAAGGCCTGTGTTAGTTGTATGAGCGTTCATGCCGTTCATCCATCTTTCCATAGCATTGCGAATTGACATTGTGGTGTCATTGATAATTGTTACTGTCCAAGGTTCGAATGTACGATCCCCGGCCATTTTCAATCTGCGCCCTCTAAAGGGAACTTCAATAAGTCCTAATGTCGATCCAGGCAGCTGAGCAGCTTCACACATAAATGATGTGAGTTCTGCGTCACCGTCTGCATAGGCCGGAAAGTTGATAGTCGCTTGAAATAGATTAGCTCTAGCGCCACCACCTGCCATTTTGGCCTTAAAATCATCAACTCCTAAAATAGCCATTTGTTTTCTCCTTCAGCGCTATTATACTCTACCAACAACTTCGTCGAAATCGACACCAGTTCTAGTAGCTACAAAGTTCAGTGTAATGAAGTTGATTGAACGAGCTGGCTTGATAAAGAGAGATGCAACAAATTCGTTTCTGTCAATTACAGCCGCAGTGTTATTTGTTTCGTCACAAACAACTCTAAAGTCTGTAATACCACGACGACCTTTGATTTCTCTAAGGAATGGCTCTACGACATTAACAAATTCTGCCCGAGTAAATTCATCATTGAATTCAAACAAGACATTTTGTGCAGCTCTTTCCACTGCTCTTTCAACAACCAAGAACAATCTGCGAACGTTAATACGATCAAATGCAGATGGTTTCATGAAGTGTGTTTTATCACCAAACAGAGTAATACCTTGTCCAGGGATATTTGCGATAGGGTTAATACCGACTTTATATAAAGCATCGCGATCAGCTTTAGATGGGTTGTAAGCTAAATTAGCTACACCAAGCAATGCTCCACGGCGATAACCCGCTGGAGAATACCATGCACCATAGTTATTATCCGTGGCTGCCATCAGGCCTGCGACACCGGCCGCACCAGGAATAAATCTATATTTGTCATGATACTTATCATAAACTTTTAGAAGGTTATTATCTACTACAAGATAAGATGAGCTGGGTAACAAATTAGAAAAAGCAATTGCATTAGTATTAGCTGCAGCTTGATTTTCTACATCTGCGGTTGATGGCGAGGTTAGTGCAACGCAATCTTTTCTTGTAGAAGCGATAGTATTTGCTTTTTCTGCAACTGTTTCTTGATCAGCCTGAGTTGCCATTTTTGGAGTAACAATAAAGTCTACTTCAACCGCATCTTTATCTTGTAATTTTTCCATTGAAGAAGTATAATCAGCAGCTGCTAAAGTACCAGAGTTTGCGCCATCTGCTAAAGTAACAGATCTTACATCGTCTTGAGCGGCATCTGTATAATTGGTTCCACTAGTTTGAGCTGAAAGCGTAGT